GACGGTACACCTAAACATAAGATTCGAGTCTTTTCAAATGCACTATCTGCAGCAGTGACACAGAGTCAAATTTTATCTAGTGCATCGGGATTACCGCGAAATTTCTTTGCTCTCTCTGCATCAGGAGGCTCTCTCCGGACAGAAAATCTTATTTCAAGAGCTGATAATCTTGTCCCACTAGGTAGTTACGGTGATGTTGATCTTACAACAAAGCAAATTGGTAACATTCCAGGTAAGCTCGATCGTGCTCTTGATCGGATTCGTAATGATCGTAAGTTTGATATTAGTATAATAGCTGAAGCTGGTCTTGGTACTATTAATACTTATATGGAGACTGCATCAGCCAGTGGTTCAAACTTTGATGATACAAAGACAACAGCTGCAATTGAAGCGTTAAGAACATCTGGTGATTTGAGTACTACGTTTGCAAGAACTTCTTACATGAATGTATTTAGTAAGTTTGCTACATTTGCAGGTCCCGCCAAAGACGGAGGTCGAGGTGATATTCTATTCATTGCTGATCCAATTCGTCAGTTAGTCGTAACTGGTACAAATAGCAAAGTACAGAAAGACCCTACTAAAAACTTCTATACTGACATCTATTGGTCTATTAGACATCAGTTTGAATTAGCTAATACTTCATATGCTACTGTATATGCTAACTGGATGAGTGTTCCCGATACCTACACAGGACTAAATGTATGGGTTCCATCATCTGGCTTTGCCGCTGCTAAAATGGCAGCTACAGATGCTGCCGTTGGACCATGGGGCGCCCCTGCTGGATTCAATCGTGGTATTGTTACAGATGCTTCTGACATCGCCGTTACACCTAACCAACGTCAACGTGATGATCTTTATACAGGTAATCTTAATCCAATTGCTAACTTTGCTGATCAAGGTAATGTATTCTTTGGACAGAAAACCTTGCTAAGAAAGCCAAGTGCATTTGATCGTATTAACGTTCGCCGTACATTCTTATATCTTGAGAAGATTACTAAGAAGACAATGCAATTCTTCCTCTTTGAGAACAATACATTGTTTACAAGAACACGAGTTGTTAATACATTGATACCGTTCTTTGAGCGGGTTAAAGCTGCTGATGGTCTATATGACTTTATGATTGTTTGCGACGAGCGTAATAACACAGCTGAAGTAATTGACCAGAATCAGCTTATTGTTGATATCTACCTGAAGCCAGTACGTACTGCAGAGTTTATCTTGGTAAACTTCTATGCTACCCGTACAGATGCTAGCTTCGAAGAGCTTATCGGTGCTTAAATTAATAAATTTAAATAAATTTACAGGAGGAGGTCGAAAGACCTCCTCTTTTTTTATAATCTAACTGTTGGAAGCATAAATATTAGTATGCCTGTAAATCAGAATATTCAAAACTTTTATCGCACAGCTGCTGATAAAGACTTTTCACGTGATTTTCTTTTCCGTGTAACTCAGATGCAGCTTCAAGGTGTACCTGCTCTGGAGGAAGGTGACCTTATTTATGTCAAGACAGCATCTCTACCTGGTCGCAATATTACTAATGTAGCAGTACCATATATGGGACTAAATCTTAACATTCCTGGTACAGCCACTTACCCAGGCTCAGAAGCATACTCATTATCTCTTTATCTTGATGCTGATAGTAATCTTCGCAATTATTTTGAAACTGCTTCTCGTTCACTCTTTGATGATCAGACATCTACTGGTGAGTATGGTACTCCTGATGATGATTTCTTCATTCAACTTGCACAGCTAGATAAAGACCTTGAGCCAATCGCCGAATATAAACTTGTTGGTGCTTCTTTACGTAGTGTGAACAATATTCAATATAATATTGCAGGTGGTACTGGTACTACTGTGGCCATTGACGCAACAGTATCTTACCACTTTTATACAAAAGAGCGATAGTATATGCCTAATCATATTCGAAAGCGTCTACGTCTTCATCAGGACTGGACGAATGATATCCCAATTAAAAATATTTGGGGTATTAATTTTTCCGCACGAACAGGCAGTGGTGCAATGTCTAATGTTGGAGATGCAATTGAATATTATTTAAATATATATAGACCTAACACATTCAAAGTTGACACAGGGTTATTTGATCGTGTATCTGATACAGAAGTTGGATTTTTACTAGCACAAAATGTACGACTTCCAGATGAATCTTTTGATGTGTCTAACCCGAAGATTGATCAAGCTGGTGGTATTCAACCCATTCAAGTTGCTAGTGATAGAACTTCAAGTAATAAAGTATCAGTACAGTTTTTAGAAACTAACAGAGATGTATTCTCTTTCTTTCTACAACCTTGGATTGTAGCCGCATCTTATGCTGGATTAATAGAAGATGATTTTGAGCCTGATATTAAATGTAATATAGATATTATACAATATACCCGTACCGCAGTACGTTATCCAGATAAAGTAGCAGCATCAAACAAACCTCGAAGAAATAATGAAGAAGTGGAGTTTGGTATTCGTAAAATGCATACATTTTATGACTGTATTCCTACTACTGTTGAAGGTGATCAAATTAGCTATGGAGATATGCAAGCCGGTGATATAATAAATAGAGGAGCAGCCTTTAACTTTGCACATTATCAATTAAATACTCCTAGAGGAGTATTAGATGCCGCAATTTAATGTAGAAATAATCTTACCATCAGGTAGAAAATGTAGAGTAGAAGAACTCTCTAATCGGGAGTATCTATCTATTATCAAATTTGCTCAAAATAGCGATTATGCTGGGTTGAGTAACTATTTTGAAGATAAATATATTGAACCAGATATGCATATATTTGATAGATTTTATCTATTAGTATATATACGGATGCTTTTTATTGAAAGTAGTATTACCCTTGAGGTTAATAAAAGAACAATTGATATTAGCTTAGATTCTCTCCTTAATAATTTAGAAGCTAATTATATTGATCTTGAGACTAAATTCGAAGAGAATGGTATAGAGATCATTTTAGATCTTCCACAGGTAACATACTATAATAATATAGATGATTTATATATTTCAACTATTAAGCAGGTAAAAATAGCTGATGATATTGTTATATTCAGTAGCCTTAATGCACAAGAACGATTATTAATAATGGATAATTTACCTGCTACTATTTTTGTTCGTATTAAAAAATATATACAGACTATTCAAGATAACTTATTAGATATAGATATTATATCTGAAAACAAATCAATAGGAGTTCAAAAGTTAAGTGTTAATATTATTGGTAATGGAGTTATGCATTTTATATCGAGCTTATATGGTACCGATCTAAAGGGCTTTTATACATTAATATATATGTTTCAAAATACTATACTACCTGGGTCAAATTACTTTTTTGACATGTCACCAGTTGAAACACAAATTATTCTTAATGCCCATAGTAAGAAAGTCAAAGACGAAAATGACAAGTTGCAAAAGCAAAAACAGCGATAAATAATATTATGGATTCTAATGTTAAGAGTTTCTTAAGTAATCTTCAAGAAATCAATGATGCTAATACTATTGCAATTAAAGTACTATCTACCGGTAAAAAAGCATCATTCAAATTGGCTAGTATTAATCAGCAGAAAGAACTTCTACGATCCGCGTTTGATGGTGTTGATGGTGTAATTAAGCGCGCAAATATACTTAACAAGATTATTACTGATAACTGCAAAGAGGATATCGATTTTCTTATTATTGATAAACCAGCAATTCTTATCGGTCTTCGAAAAGAATCTATCGGATCTAAGCTAATTATTAAAGATGTATCATATGATTTAAACGACTTACCTTCAATTAGGAAATCTGATATAAAATTAACACAAACGGTTTCACATGAAAATATTACTGCAAATCTTAAGGTGCCTAGTTTAGTATTAGATACAGAGGTTAATAAGAAGCTTGAAGCAGAACTAGCTAAGATTGCAGATCAGCAAGAAAAAGTTAAGCAAAGCGTTGATATTGTTGTTTCATATGAAACAACTAAGTATATTGATAGCATTAAAATTGGAGATATTGAGGTTATGTTTAAGGATATAAGCGCATATGAACGTAGAGAGATTGTAAATAACCTA